GGACCTACACGACCCTTGAGCTGCAGCTGGCAAGACAGAGCGGAGGCCAATAACGGGTCTCCCTCATACGCAGCCAGATAGACCGACTGCTCCAACTGCAGGTGCCTTTCGAGCAGATGCGCCTCAAAAGCGGCTCCGTCAACCTCGAACACAATACAGGAGGAAAAATGAGACATCTTCCTCTGTATTAGTTCCGCACGCTCGGTCGGGTTCAACCCCTTGGCGGACACACGGGTATGGGGTACCCCCCTTTGAGCAACACCCGTTAGCCGGGGCCACAACCAATGCTCAAAGGGCTTAAGCCAGGTAGCCAGATGGAGGTTGTAGCGTGGCGACCGCGGAAAAATGAGCCGCGGCTTCATGAGCTTAACCTCACCATCAAACTTCTCTGCCTTAAGGAAGGCATCAAGCTTCATGTCCCGACGGTTGACCGGACCGTCTTCATGAATAGATCTCAATGCCTCCGAATACCTCCTACCCAACACACCAGAATAACTGGCGGCCGTTCTCTCAACTGACCAACGCATGCCACCGACCTGTCGGTACAAGCGGGCTAACCGCTTGAAACGACGGAAAGCGTCATTAAGACATGACATCTTCCCATCAGCCGGCGTAGGCGTGGTTCCCAACTGCCTCTTGAGCAGCGAGGCGAGAACGTTGTGCCCACAGACACTATGCACCGCGGGCACCCAAGTACCCTCGATCGGTGCAGGACACCAGGTGTCCATCCTCCTGGTCCCCTTACCCAGGGGACCCAACTCGCACTCGTCGAACCTGAGCGTAGCATCTGGGCGGAGGTCGCGCACCAAACTACGCCACCAGTCTCCGCAACAGGTGCCCTCGACAGCGAGCTGGGTCCCCTAAGCAGGAACCTTTTTCCACCAGCCGGCGGGGTTTGGCAACTTTGGCAGCGTGCCACTACCAAAGAACCCACCGACTATCCTGTCCCACCGGGTCCCCACCTCCGAATCAACCCTGCCGTCTAACACACCCTCGGCGACCTCCTCAGGGACAGAGGGGAGCGAGGCGAGTGCGACTGACAGAGGTAGCGACAAGGCTACCTCCGTGGGCATGAGTCTCCGGGAGTGGCACCACTCTAGACCCGCGAGCTTCAAAGACGGGACTAGGGATGCATCACGTGCCCGGAAGACGGCACGGGAAGAAAGGTGGAAGACGAGCTCTGGGCAGACGTCCACAGACGTCCCGTTCACCCAGAGGGACAACACGCGAGTAACCGTCGTGTCCTCGCCCTCCTGAGGTGGTCGCACTGTGGCGGTCCTGGACCCAAGGACCTTCGCACCGCCCCGGAGGAGGCGAGACAAAGGGGCGGCGAGAGGGGCCGAGCTTGCGGTGAGGTCTGTAAACCACCGACCCGCAAGGTAAGCACCCAACACACCATGAGGGAGC